CGACAGCTTGAATCGGCATCCTGCGCAAATGGCTCTTGGAATGGCATGATCTACACCAGAGACATTTACACTCGCCTGTCAGACCCCCAGTGGTGTGATGACATTGACCAAGCCCTTGATGATTACGACAACTACACGGGCGGGTCCCCTAACATCCCATCACTTGAGTCGGTGGTCACATTCGCAGTAGACCAGACAGCCTCGAATCTTGCGTATCGCTTGCGCTCACTCGACAGCGTGGCGGTAGTCACTGCGGCTATCGACAGCCTCGACCCCTCGCCTGATGTCATCGCCTTTGCAAGCGTGTCAGAGGCTGAGGACTGGATATTAGAAGAGGTTGAACGTCGAGTTCAGCATGAGGTAGATCACAGCCCTTATCAAGTCTCAGAGTCTGACAGAGAGGCGATGACGCAAGCCGAGTTCGCACTGTTCACCATCACAGAGGAATCAATCTGATGACCACCATCACATCAACAATCCGCTTCTTTGCTGTCGCTTACGTCGATGACATCGACAGCGAATGTTCAGGCGATCACATCGACACCGTTGAGATAACGGAAGGTTGCTTCAAGGACTTAGTGCGACAGTCGGGCGGCACAGCCCCCATCCAATACGATAGGCACACGGTCTTCGACCACGGGGCCGCTCAGGTGTGCCTGACTATAGACCTAGACCAGTGGCCGCACGTCGATAGCTTGGAGGTCTTGCAATGACAGCGCACTATAAACAAGGCTTCCGCATTGAACTATCGGCGCAAGGTGGGAAGCCCTTTGCGTATTACGAACGCCCAGACAAGGCGCAAGCGCTGGCCCTAGTCGAACGCCTTAAGGCGCGACACAATGCAATAACTGTGACCGTAAAGGAGGCCCGCTAGTGACCGTTCACCACAACCACGAGTCGCGCATATGGGAAGCCTATTGCGCATGGCAAGCCGTAGGACGTGATAGGGCCAAGCTTGCACCCATAGCGCAAGCCTATAACGTCACGCCCTATTCGGTGGAAGATTGTCACTTTGACCACACGGCGGATTAACCTTTTCAACCTAACTGGACTCCCTAACTGGTCGCCTTAACGGGCGGCCCTTTCTCTTGTCTAGTCAGTCGCTTGCGTCCTGTTGCGTGGACTCATGGGGGCTTTGTTGTGTCGCTTGTTATTGGCAAACGATTCTCATGGGTGCTGGCGATTCGCCCTCCGAGCGCAAGGAAAAACATTTGTCAAGCACATTTGTTTCTATCCTCACGTTTTATTACAATCCTGTAACGAATCATCACTTTAGTCTTAAAGGGGGTTGACAAAGGTTTATGGGACCCTCCAGATTATGGGGGTGATTCGCAGGGTGGGCGCGTAGACACCTATATTTCCAACATAAAAAAAAAAATAAACGTACAACTAGGGTGCGACATACTGTCACATGCAAGCGTCTATTACCTCCTCGACATCGCGTACCCACTCACGACAACGACATGCGCTACCCACTTAAGTCACCCCGACAAGAAAAAACATTTGTGTGATATCAACGACATATAAAATAGTTGAGAATCTCATGTTTACTTTCGCAGAATAAGGGGTGTATATATAAGTAACAGCACTACGTAAGTTTCTTACTTAAGTATTTATACAATGTGATATATAATACTGATATGTGTATACGTAAGTATATACTATAGTAGTGCTACACAAGTTTCCCCAAACCATGACGAACCTTTCCATCATATAAACCATAAAGAGATGTGGTCATGCTGATGGGGAAAAACCTATCTTGAGAGAGAACCTATTATGTCGATCCCTTCAATTCCATACAGCGAGATCATCGCTAAGAAAGTACGTGAAGGCATCCGTAGTGGGGTCTCTGTCAAAGATATTATGGGGTCGATCCAGAAGTATCAGAATGCACCTTCGAGTACAGCTACCTTCTACAAGTTGTATGGCGAAGATATTGCTGAGACTAAAGCTAGTATTGTCGCTGCCATTGGTAGTGTCGTTGTGCAGCAAGCACTAGAAGGTGACTTCAAGTCCCAAGAGTTTTATCTCCGTTCTAAAGGTGGTTGGTCACCTAACAGTACGATCAATGAGATGGAACTAGAAAAAGACCCTGACACAGACGATAGTGCTATCGACAGTTTGATGGGCCTACTAGGAAAATCTAAACCCGATGACGAAACTTCCAGTAACAGCTGACGATCTACGGTCTCTTTCTGAGGAAGAGGTTGCAGACATCCTACATAAACTTGGCCCTGCTAAGGCAGAAGAGCTAAGGTACAACTGGGAGTTCTGGGCTAGACAAGATCAGTTAGAGCCGAAAGGTGATTGGTCAGTTTGGTTAGCCCTAGCTGGACGTGGATGGGGTAAGACCCGTGCAGGTTCTGAATGGGTACGTCATCGTATCAAGAAGGGCGATAAGATCGTTCATTGTGTCGCTCCCACTAAGGGCGATGTAAGACGGGTTATGGTTGAGGGTTACAGTGGACTACTTAATGTCTGCTGGAAGGGTGATGAAACCTATCGTGGTAAACACATCGGCTTCCCTGTCTGGTCACCAACAAACAATTCATTAACATGGGAGAATGGGGCTCAAGCTCTATTCTTCTCGGCGGAAGACCCTGAGCGTCTCCGTGGTCCACAGGCATATAGTGCATGGACAGACGAACTTTGCGCATGGCGCAACGCACAAGAGACTTGGGACATGATGATGTTCGGGCTACGCTTAGGGCGACACCCACAAGTCTTTGTGACAACAACTCCCAAAACTACTAAGCTGCTTCGTGGTATCATTGCAGATGACAAAACCATCATCAGTAAGGGTTCCACATTTGATAACTCTGCTAACTTAGCGGGTTCATTCCTTGATGCGGTTAAGAAGACATATGAAGGCACACGCCTTGGTAGACAAGAACTTTATGCGGAAGTCTTAGACGAGGCATCAGGTGCTTTGTGGAACAGGGCGCTTCTACACAAGTGTGAGATAGATAAAGATACTGTCCCACAGCTTGCTCGTATCATTGTTTCCATTGACCCTGCTGTTAGTGCTAATGCTGAGAGCGATATGACTGGCATGATTGTCGCTGGCATAGACGTCAATGGCATCGCATACGTACTAGAAGATCACACAGGTCGCTATACTCCACAACAGTGGGCTGCTAAGGCGATTGAACTGTACCATAAACACATGGCTGACCGTATTGTCGCGGAGAAGAACCAAGGTGGTGATATGGTACGTCACACTTTACACACCGAAGACGAAACCGTCCCAGTTAAACTCGTACACGCAAGTAGGGGTAAGATGGCACGGGCTGAACCTGTCTCTGCTTTGTACGAACAAGGTAAGGTTAAACACGTTAAGGGACTAAACGACTTAGAGGATCAGATGGTACAGTGGGAACCTTTAGGGTCCACAGGCTCCCCAGACCGTCTTGATGCTATGGTATGGGCTATAACGGACCTCTCACTGAATGGATATGCAAAACCACAGCTAGTGCTGGCATACTCTAACGCACAAGGCTTAAGATAAAATGGCAAAGAAACTCTCTCCAACGGAAGCTACGAGCATCTTAGGTGTCTCTGGTGATAACACACACAACGGTCAAATCCGTTCGGACGAGTTTCTCTCTGAGCTTCGTGGCAAGAAAGCTATCCGTAAGTATCGTGAGATGCGTGACAACGATAGCACTATTGGTGCTGTTATGTATGCTACTGAACAGGTACTACGTGACGTAGACCTCAAGGTCTTTCCTGCTAATGATTCCCCTGCCGCCAAGGAAGAGGCTGATTATGTACAGAGTGTTCTGCAAGATATGGATCACTCTCTTGACGATCATGTGGCTGAGGCTCTATCCTGCCTGTCATATGGTTTTGCTTGGTTTGAAGTTGTATATAAGCGCCGTGTTGGCCCTGCACAAATTAGCGATAAGAAGCGTAGTAAGTATTCTGATGGTCGTATTGGTGTTCGTAAGATCGCTATGCGCGCGCCTTGGACAGTTTCTAAGTTTGATGTAAACCAAAAGACTGGTGACATCTTAGGTATTTATCAAGAGGGTAGCTATGCAGGTTCTAACAGTAATTACATCCCCTCACGCAAAAGCCTTTATTACCGCACTACTACTATTAATGGTGATCCCAGTGGTCGTAGTATCCTACGCAATGCTTATACGTCTTATGAGTATCTGAACAACTTGCAAGCCATTGAGGCTATCGCAGTTGAGCGTGAACTTGCTGGTATCCCAGTTGCACGTATTCCATCGGAGTACCTCTCAGCTGATGCTACCCCATCACAAGCTGCCTTTAGACAAAACCTAGAGCAGATTCTCCGTGATGTTAAGTTCAACGAACAGGGTTACATTATTACCCCTTCCGACACCTATCCTGACAAAGACGGTTCCCCTACTCAGATTAGGTTAGTAGATGTTGAACTTATGTCGTCTAGTGGGTCACGAAATATCGACATCGACCCCATTGTTCGACGTTATCAGCATGACATTGCACGTAGCGTTCTCTCTGAGTTTCTAATGCTTGGCAGTCAGGGCGGTTCATACGCCTTGTCTAAAAGCAAGACAGACCTGTTCCTCCGCGCCCTAGAAAGCTACATACAACAGATTGTTGATGTACTTAATAAACAGCTAGTTGAGCGTCTCTGGGAGTTGAACGGTCTGGACTATTCACTGATGCCAACTATCAAAGCTGGTGATGTCGCTCCTCACGACCTACGTGAGATTGCAGGGTTCCTGCGTAACCTTAACGGCGCGGATATTAACGTCAGTAATCACCCAGAGGTTATCCAAAACCTTATGGACATTGCTGAATTGAATTATGACCCTAATGGGGCTACAGAAACAGAGAAGCCAGAGGCTCTCGAAGAAGAACAGGACGAAGAATAATGGCATACCTAAATGATCGCGTTTTCGACCAAGGACTTTCTGTCCTCGACCTCGAAGCTAACGCAGTACACGTAACCTCAGCAGAGGCTACCAACTACACAGAAGCTACAGCAACTTACACGCTTGGCCTTTCAAGCTCCCTTTCCATCGGCGCTCCATCTGATCGTACTGGTGGCGGACGTAAGGTTACAGTAACAGCTATCGACGATGGCGACATTACTGGCACTGGTACAGTTACTCACTATGCGCTAGTTGACACAATTAACTCTCGCTTGCTGGCTACAGCTGCACTTACAGCCACGCAGTCTGTAACAAACGGTAACACATTTACCCTTGCTACATTTGACATCGGCAT